GGTAAATGACCAATCTCACGGCTTTGCACCGCTGACCTTACTACAATAATTTTGGTAAATGGGTTTGATTTGTCTAAAACTTCTTCAAGTGCTTTATATAAGGCACAAAATGTTTTACCTGTGCCTGCAACACCATGTAGTGCTACAAAGTAATCTTGGCGTTTGTATGCTTCAAAAAATAATCTTTGGTTTTCTGTGAGTGGTTGAAAGGTTTTGAGGTCATCAATTCTTATGCGTAATTGATTAGATTTGTTAACTGGTTTCAGTTCTGTTACGTTGTCGATTAGAGCTTTGTTGCGAGCCATTGATTTTTCCTAATACATGAGATTTGTGAATTTTACAGGTCACCCATGAGTTATAGTATTGTTCACTTAATAGAGCATGGCGATAGAATATCTCAAATGTTTCCCAATACGAACACTCTGACCTAGATTTGCATAAATGTAGAATTTCTCTTGTGTATGCATCCTCCCCATTTTGTTTGACTTCTTCTTTTAATACTTCGTTGGAACCCCAATAGGTTAACCAATCACTTGATACTCTGCTCTTTTTCTTTTTGCCTTTTACTTGCCTCGTTTTAGATTTAGTAAAAAATTTCTTACCGATATACTTTCGGCCTGTTGAAATGTGTGTGATAAGATACACAAAACCGTAATGGTCTTGTATATCTTCTTCTTTGAATTGTTCTGCTGTATTATAATGAAACCACATCAATAATCATCATCCTGTTCCAGTTCATCTTCCATTATATATGTGGAACAGAACGGACAGTATTGAGGATTATCTTCTACTACTCTTTCATCATATTCAATCTTAAACTTTGAATCACACTCAGAACATTGGTGCTTTAACACGGTCATTAATTACACCATGATTGTTTTGCATCGCCATAATACTCACGAGCTAAACCATTTTGAATTAAACCTGCACGAACACTTTGACCATTAACAATGATATCACCTAATACACGACCACCAAATTTATCCCATGCATACAATGTTACTTGTATTTTTCCGCCTTGTGAAATAAGTTGTGATGTGTATTTACTGGCTAATTGAGCTCTTTGGTCTTCCTGTGGGCATTGTGCTCTATGACCTTTCTCAGGAGTATCAACACCAAAAATACGAACCGCTAATTCTGGTTTCAATGGTGCAGGCAAAAATGGTGCTGAGATAACAATTGTATCACCATCGCTTACACGGACAATCTGTGCATCGTATGTAACTCCCTTTGGAGTTTTTTGTGCAAATGCTAACAACGGCATCGCTAACAATACTAACAATAATTTTTTCATTTTATTTCCTATTAATTTTTGCTAACTTCAAATAACTTAGCGTTTTAATCCAAAACCAACCCATGTCAAATTCAAACCATTTCTCGGATAATTTTGCACTTGCTGGTTTATTGTGATGGTTGTTATGTAGTTCTTCACCACCAATAATTAAACCAATTGGTATAATGTTTTTAGATGTGTCGTTTGTTTCTGTATTACGATAACCCCAATAATGGCCAATACCATTGACCACACCTGCAGCCCAAAATGGGATCCATATCATTTGAATACCCCATACAAGTAAACCCCACCAAGAAAAACAAAGTAAATTTATTAGTAATAACAAAGTAATTCCTAGACGAGAATGTTTGCTATATATATTCTTCTCAACCCAATCGTCAGGTGTTCCTTTGCCGTATGCTTCAACCATTAATTTATCTTTTGATGCTTCGTGATATAGAAATGCACCACCAAATAATACACGCCAAATGCCAAATATTTTTGGTGAGTGTGGGTCACCTTTTTGGTCGGTCATCTGATGGTGTTTACGGTGTATAGCAACCCATTGCTTGGTGACCATGCCTGTTGTAAGCCATAGCCAAAATCGTATGAGATGTTCTAATACAGGATTAAATGTTACTGCTCGATGTGCTTGACTGCGATGGAGATACATTGTAACACAAAGAATGGTGATGTGGGTCATCACCAATGTGTAGAGAATTAACATTAGGCGGCTTTACCCCAAACATCGTCCCATGTACCACTTAATGCACCCTTAGAATAATCTGTTGAACGGTTTTCAAAAAAGTTAGTGTGTGTTGGAGCATTAATCATTTCTTCAACCCATGGCAATGGATTGCGTTTGACTTTGAAAATGCCTTTCATGCCTAGGCCAATTAATCTGCGGTCAGCAATATAACGAATATATTGTTTAACATCAGCAGGTGTTAGACCTTCCATTTCACCCATACTAAAAGCAAGGTCAATGAATTTATCTTCTAATTCAACCATTTTTTCTGCAATGGCATAGATAGATTGTTTTAATTCATCATTCCATATTTCGGTGTTCTCATGCACATAGGTCTTAAATAGTTTCATCATGGACTCAGCGTGCATTGTTTCATCAACGATTGACCATGTAATGATTTGACCCATGCCTTTCATTTTACCTTGGCGTGGAAAGTTTAGTAACATAATGAATGAGCTAAACAACTGCATACCTTCTGTAAAGGCTGAAAATACTGCAATATGTCGTGCTGTGTTTTCTTTGGTGCCGTTCTTATCTGAAATATCAAGCACATAATCATGCTTGTCTTTCATCTCCTGATACTCCATAAAATCATTATAGGTTGTGTCAGGCAGACCCAATGTTTCAATCAGGTGTGAATATGCCGCAATATGTAATGCTTCACGAGCTGCAAAGCCCATCAGCATCATACGCACTTCTGGTTGTGGAAAATATGGCAGATAGTTCTTTACATAACCACCTGCCACATCAATGTCGCCTTGTGTGAAGAAACGGAAAATATTGGTTAAAAAGTGTTTCTCAGCTGGTGTGAGTTTCTTTTTCCAATCTTTCACATCTTCAAGCATTGGCACTTCTGTGTGTAACCAATGTGATTGCTCATGCTTCAACCATGCATCATATGCCCATGGATAATTGAACGGCTTAAAACTGTTGCGTGTATCTGTTAATTTACTTTCTGTTTTCTTAATCATCTTTTCTCTCATACATTACTGTGTTGGTGTTTCCTAGTGCCCATTTGGCCTCGGTTTCTACTGACCATCTCTTAGTTGCTACTCTAAAATCTGGCATCTTTAATTCTTTTGGGTTACTACTTGGTTCTAATATAATCAACCTATTATTTGGTTGAGCAGCAAACTGCCCGTTATCACACATAACAAAATTATAAGACTTGTGATCCTCAACATCTTCGGAAAAGCCAGTATCAAGAGTATTAAAATCAGGATGGGCACTATCAACTGTGAAAAGGTATACCCCATACATCCAATCTCCATTTTTTAATTTAAACTTACATCTCATGGATTGTAACTGTGCCTTTTTAAGAACAGTTATATCATATGATAAACAATCCCATAATTGTAAACTATCTAATGATTGTGGTTCACCTTCAATTGGTTTCCAACAAAATGCGTGTAGTGGTAACTTATCATATAAAGCACCATAATTGTTTAAGTATGCTTCAATACGAAATGCTTGACCTCGTAATGATTTAATACTTATCCACCAACAAGGTTCAAGTTCTCCATGACCTTTTTGAAAGTCGTAGAGAAACTCTTTACGAACAAAACATTTTACTGGTGGTAAATTGGCAATGATATGAGCCATTATTGGCCTCCTATGAATTTTTCCCAAGAGATAAAATCTCGGAGTTGCCATGTTCTTTGTTTCAATTCATTCATAACAGATTCTAAAACCGAAACACATTCTTCATGGTATACTTTTTTCTCTAACATCTTAATCAAATCATCATCACCTTCCAAGTAGGCACCAATATCTGATTTCAATACAAACTGAAATGGTTGCCAACCACGAGTTTCTAATTCATCTTGGTCTAATCTGCCATTGTAGTAATCAATCTTTATTTTCCGCAAACGCAGGTAATCAAAGTGTGCCTTCTTAGAGGCAATTTTGTGTTTTGTAAGGATGGAGAGATACTTGTTGTGTAAGGTGGGAATACGAAGCAGTTCTTTACCAGGTTCTGTCTGGTCCATTTCTGCATCTTTTTCCCAATACTTTAATACTTGTTCTAGATTTTCCATAATATTTTCAATAGTTTAACACCAGTTTTACATACTAACACAATCTATGTTAAATGGCAAGACTTTATGTTAATTAAACTGGTATAAATTTAAACTGGTCATAAACAAAAGTGGCATCAGCGGTAATCATATCATCTGCTGATTGTTTGGTATCAAAAATGATATCCGAAAGAGATACAGGAAACATATTACTGAACTCTACACGGACAATTGGATTATTCAAAGCACTCAATATTGTTAAAGTGGCATCTGAATATTGTTGTTTATTACTGGACATATTATTATATTGATTCTGTAATGCCGTTTTTAGATTACGTTCTTCGGTGCCGTCTGGTGAAGCAAAAGAACGGAACCAATCATGTAAATCTATCCAACTCTGAACATCCTCATTAACCAAAAAAGTCATAGTAAAATTGTTGTATAATATTTGGTTACCAGGCGAGTATACAGTCACGCTTGGAAAGTTGATTGGGGCCTGTCCTACACTCACCCCTGGTATGTTTACAGACTGGCAGAACCATGTCGCATTGGGTATCCGATTGAAAGTCATTAGAAACTTTGTCGGTTGTAGATAATTGGTATTTTCTGGAGTTCTTGATAATACGGACATGATAATTCTCTAATTGAACATACAGGTATTTAGGTCATAAAAAAAGAGACCTCCGAAGAGGTCTCTTGAAATGTCATTCTTGTGATGACTTTTTTTATTACATCAAGTTCTTGACACCAAAAATACGATAGTATTTGTTGGTACGAGCATTCAAACCACCCAAGCCAGCGCCTAGACCTTCTGCGAATGGGTTTGATACCATTCCGTAACGGGTCTTGAAGCCAATCTTTGGTTGGAATGTATACTGGTCTACAGCACGAACCATCTGGAGTGGAACGTATGGGCAATAGAACAGACCAGCATCGTATGGGCTAGAACCCTTATAACCGATGGTGACCAATTCTTGGTTGCTTGTGTAACCACCAAAATATGGGTCAATGTAAACCTTGATACGACCG